TTACTTCTTCAGTGTCCTTACGAAGTTCATCAGTATTCTGCGTTCATCCGCATTTAAGTCATCCCATATCTCCAATAATTCACCTTGCTCATCCGTCAGGTCAGGCCGCATACCATCTCCGGCAAAGAACTGTGCGATTGAAATTCCGAATGCATCACAGATCCTTTCCAGGGTCGGTACTGTAGGTATGCTCTTCTTATTCATTATATTTGCCAACGCTGTCTGCGACATATCCGTGAGCTGTGCAAGTCTGTATTTGGAGACTTTATGCTTGCTGCATAATTCTTTTACCCTCTTTGGTATGTACTCCTCTGTACGCAAGTAAATTACACCTCTCTTCTATCTGTACGATATACATATTGTAACCGTTACGCAGAAGAATTATTAGAACCATATTTCTTTCGTAATTTACTCTAGTGCAGTGGAGTATCTAGGTAAAAAAATATGAACGGCAGATTTATGCAGTTCAGTTTTGTATCATGACAGAACCTTGATTTACCTTGTTTCCATCATTCTTATATCATCTTGTTCCAGTTATAAGCATACCATCTGCATCCGTATCCTTCAATAAAAATCGTTCGACATATTTCGCACTTTCCTATCCCCTGTTTTCCTTTTACTCCATTACGCTTTATTAAATTACACAACTTTTTTGCACTCATTGATAGATAATTTACCTTGCGTAAGAAAAAGAAAACAGGAGGTACAATCTATGAATCAGACGCAGATATCTGTCAATCACAGGCAGATAGGATACCGTATCAAGGAAGTAAGGGAGCAGAATCATATTTCACAGGCACAGCTTGCGGAAATGACCGACCTTTCTGTCTCCTACATAAGCCACATTGAAAATGCAAAAAGAAAAGCAAGCCTAGAATCCATCATCCGTATCGTGAATGCTCTCGGCATTACCGTGGATGAACTGCTTGCCGGAGTGCAGATGAACAATCCGGCTGCATACCAGACAGACATCGATATGCTCATGGAAGACTGCTCTGAAAATGAGAAAAGATTCATCTATGAACTTATAAAAGCAAGCCTTGAAACCATGCACAAAAACGGCTGGGAGCTTGCTTCCAGTGACAGGCACAGATAAAGGCACACTATTTTCACACAAATAAATTTTCTTTGAAATAGACTATAGGGATATGGCTGTCCGTATAGTCTATTTTATTTCGGCATGAAAATTTTATAATAAAATCCAGCACAGAAATAAAAGGTGGTAAGTCATGAACGAAAACGAGCAGAAAGCCGGCTCAGTTGCCGACCAGAAAAGTAAGATAAGGGAACGCTATAAAGGCATCAACCCGGATGAACTTGACGTGATCCCTGCCCTTCCGCAGGAAGATATATTTGCAGTGGAAAATGAACAGCGTGTTGCCGTATATGCAAGGGTGTCAACGGATGATCCAAGGCAGACATCTTCATATGAACTGCAGAAGAACCATTATCATGATGTCATCAGTAAGAGTCCGAACTGGAAACTGGTACAGATCTATGCGGATGAAGGCATCTCCGGCACTTCACTCCAGCACCGTGACCAGTTCAAGCTGATGATCGAAGACTGCAAAAAAGGTCAGATAGATCTCATCGTGACCAAGAGCGTATCACGTTTTGCCCGGAATGTGGTGGACTGCATCGGCTATGTCAGGGAGCTTCTCGCACTCCCCCATCCTGTCGGTGTTTTCTTTGAAACGGAAAGGCTCAACACCTTTGACCCCAAAAGTGAGATGGTGCTTTCCTTCATGGCCACACTTGCACAGGAAGAAAGCCATACCAAGAGCGAGATCATGAATGCATCCATTGAGATGCGTTTCCGCAGGGGGATCTTCCTTACACCGATACTCCTCGGATATGACCATGATGAAGACGGAAACCTCATTATTAATGAAGGGGAAGCAAAGATCGTAAAACTCATATTTATGATGTACTTAAACGGATGCACCTGTCAGGAAATTGCCGATACCCTGACGGAACTCGGCTGTGAGACCAAAAAGGGGAACACCGTATGGTCTCCTGGTTCCATCCTTCAGATACTGCAGAATGAGAGGCACTGCGGTGATGTTCTTGCACATAAGACCTACACTCCGAATTATCTCAACCACAAATCAAAGAAGAATATGCAGAACCGTCCCCAGTACCGGAAGCGTGACCATCATGAAGCCATCATATCAAGGGATGACTTTATTGCGGTCCAGAGACTGATCAGCAATGCCAAGTACGGGAACAAAGGGATCCTTCCGCAGCTGAAGGTCATTCCGGGAGGTGTCCTGAAAGGGTTTGTATCCATCAACCCCAGATGGGCGGGATTTAAGGAAACGGATTACAGGAATGCCTCTTCCAGTGTTTATGACGGCACGGAACAGTCCGGCCCGTCTTCCGGTCATGTGGAAGTAAAATCCGGTGAATTTGACCTGCGCGGATATGAGATCGCACGCTCACAGTTTTTTGACAGCACGGACCGTATAACAGTTACCTTCAGCCAGGGAGATATCCGCTTTTCCGCTCCTGCCGTCCGCAAACTTGACAGTACGCTTGTGGAACTGCTCATACATCCAAAGAAACTGGTCTTTGCCGTAAGGAATGCGGGGAAAGACTGCCGGAATGCCATGCAGTGGTCTAAAAAGAAAGACGGCAAAAATTCTCCACGTGAGATCAGCGGGACTGCATTTCTTCCCACGCTCTATTCCCTCCTCGGCTGGAATGATGACTGCCGTTACCGCATTACGGGGGTAAAGCGTGGCAGCGAGAATGATGCCGTACTGCTCTTCAACCTTTCCGAACCGGAGATATTCATCCCCAATGACATGGTCGGTGTACCGGATGCGGATCCGGCCGTAAAACCCTTTACAGACAACCAGCAGAGAAATGTCCGAGCCTATCCGCCTGACTGGGCAGACACATTCGGGAGCAATTATTACAGCCACGCACAGGCAGAAGAACTTGCCGGATTCACCGGACGTAAAGACCCAGATACCTCCCATGCCCCGGTAACATATAACGACACTGATATACAGGTCACCAGTAAAAATGACATCGAAAAGAATATTAAACAGATCATGTCAGATATGAAGGAGAACACAGATGAACATACAGACAAACGATGAAAAGAATACCATTCCCGTGACCGAGGATGATGCTTTCAGCTATGACGGGTATCAGGTCGTCCGCGGCGAGTTCTTCGCCCATACCTATGAACCGTCCTTTACTTTTAATTCCAGCAAGGTATCCGTAAACACCGCATGCATAAAAAAGCTGCCGGATACGGATTTCGTGCAGATACTCGTAAACCCGGATGAAAAGAAACTGGCGGTGCGTCCATGCCAGGAGGATGAGAAGGATTCCTTCCGGTGGTGCTCCGCAACGGCAAAACGCTCTCCAAGGCAGATCACCTGCCGTATCTTTTTTGCCAAGGTCGTGTCGCTTATGGGATGGAATTCATCCTACCGCTATAAACTGCTTGGGAAGCTGATACGGTCAGACAATGAACTGCTCTTTGTCTTCGACCTCACCACGCCTGAGATCTTCGTGCGTGAGGAGAAGGAAGACGGAAAGATAAAAGCGTCCCGCACGCCAAGCTATCCGGAAGAATGGCAGAACCAGTTCGGTGTGCCTGTCGAGGAACACCAGAGCAGTTTACAGGTCAACATGTTTGACGGTTATGCGGTGTTCGGCATCTCCGAAAACAATACCGCTGAACCAGAAGAAGAAAAAACAGAACATCCAGAAAAGGAGGAACAGCATTATGAACAGAGAAACCTCTTTGAAGCCGGTCCTATGCATTGACTTAAAGAAAAACAGAATACGCATACACAAGCTCACACTCCATATGCTCGGTGACCCGGAGTATATCCAGCTGCTTGTAAACCCACAGGACAGCATGATCGCCATAAGGAAAAGTGTGCGTAAGGATTACCTTGCCCACCGTGTACGCTACAGTAAAGCCGACAGCCGTTACTGCTACGAATTATACAGTACGGAACTTTTACAGGCATTACGGCATACGGGCATATATCTGGAGGACAACCGCAGCTACCGTATCTACGGTGCACTGAATCCAAAAGAATGTCTTGCCAGCTTTTCCATGAATGAATGCGTTCTTGTAGATGATATGACCCGAACGGAGGAATCAGTATGAACAACAGACCAGTCCCGGAACTTCAGACGGATCCGGAATTTGATGAGCTGATACAGCCAAGGGAAGAAAAGTACCTGGAAGAACTCGAAGAAAACATCTTTGACCACGGATGCCTGGAACCTGTATGTGTATGGAACGGTATCATACTTGACGGCCGTCTGCGGTATAAGATCTGTACGAAATGGGATATCCATTTCAACATCCGGTGCATGATGTTTGAAAGCCGTGATAAGGCAGTCTCTTTTATCTGCCATGAACAGCTAAAACGTACAGACCTTACCGGGGAATACAAAAAATACCTGATAGGCAGACTGTTCCGTGCGGACATGAATACCGCCAGTGATGAATTCATGAAAAAACATCCTGGCACGGAACTAAATGCAGACGGACAGGTGTCACAGAAATATGTCCGTAAGACGGATATTGCCACCATCATAGGCAATGAATTTAATTTTGGTTTTTCCACCGTGACAAAATATGATATTTATGCCCGTGCTGTCGATGACCTGAAACGGAAAAGCCCGGAGATTGCAGAAAAGATATTAAACGGGAAACTCCGTGTATCCCATGAAAATATCATAGAACTCTCCCGTCTTCCCATTGAGGATATCAACGGACTGAAAAGGCTCTTGGACAGCGGATCTATAGACCGCATCGGATACTCCCAGCTCCGGCACGAACTCAGATGGCAGAGGCTTCCCACCGGAAAAACGGACTCAAGAAGGATAAAACGGGAAAAGGAAAGTGCCGAAGCCGGAATTAAGCAGATGCCCGCCACTGACCCGGATGCAGAACTCGAAAGCCTTAAATTTACGATACCTTCATGGTCAAAGACCATATCAAGGACCATGGAACTTACAGATTTTCCTTCCACCTCAGTTAATGCAAGGCGTGAAGTGAAGATGCAGCTGTTAAACCTAACAAGAAAAATAACCAGACTGCTTTCGCAGCTTGAGGAGGATGATCCAGATGACAGAAGAACAGACAGCCGGACAAACGCCACAGGCCATTGACCTGATGCAGTTCGTCCCAAAAGTACACTTTGAACAGATCCCTATCAGGAATCTCGTATCCAACCAGGAATACCAGCGCAACCTCTCACAGCACCATGTCCAGCGTGCTGCCGCCAACTTTGACCTGTACCAGATAAATCCCGTAAAGGTCAGCCGGAGGAACGGCATCAACTATGTATTCAACGGACAGCACACCATTGAAATCGTTGCCCTCGTTTCAGGATCCAGGGAGACACCCGTGTGGTGCATGGTATACGATGACCTCGGATATGAACATGAAGCGGATATCTTTGCAAACCAGATGAAATATGTAAAGCCCCTGCTGCCTTATGAGATATTCATGGCAAACATAGAGGCCGGCAATGACAAACAGCTCATCATCCGTGACCTGGTGGAATCCTATGACCTTACCATCGCATCCACCACGACCCCAGGCGGTATCTGTGCTGTCGCAACCCTGGAAAACATCCACGACAAATACGGCTACCATATGCTCGACCATGTCATCCGTCTCATTGCAGCCACATGGGAAGGGGCATCCCAGTCCTTCAGCGCAAACATGATGAACGGACTGGCACGTTTCCTTAATGCTTATGGTGATGCCATAAAAGATGATGTATTTAAGGAAAAGCTCGGAAGGATATCCATCAAGGAACTCGCCCGCACTGCAAAGGACAGGCGTTCCGGCTCACTCGGATTTGCGGAAGCCATACTGATATACTACAACAAAAAAAGCCGGAATCCGCTTACCTGGGATAAACTTTATACTCATAAACTTCCGCATAAAAAGGACATGGAAGAAGAACCGTCCGACATTCCTGAGCCTGGGGATGCGGACGGTGAAAGCAGCCAGATGGAGCTGTTTGGACTTCATAACAGCGGGGTTTCCGGGTGATTTACACGGAAACCTTTACCCTGCTGCCTTCCAGAAAGAAGAACTCATATTTTTTCGCACCAAGCACCGTCACTTCGCAGAGGACAAGCTGTGCGATCTCCGGGACGAATCTGGTAAGCGGTTCATTTCCCACGGCTTCCATCATCTGCCCCGCCCTGATCTTTTCAAGCGGTGTCCCGTCCGACTTCATCTGCTGCCATCTTTCCATATGCTTATCCCTGTCCGTGACCAGTCTGTTGAATGCTTTTACAAATCCCTTTTCCAGGTCTGCATTATCCACATAGGCATTCGTGCATGCCACTTTCCCGTCTTTCCTGTGGTTCTTGCACTGCCACTGTACGATTCCCCTTGAGCTCCATGAATGTCTCGTGAACAGGCTTTTGCATTCCCCGCAGAACACCTTCTCACAGAACGGCATACAGTCCGCACCGTAACTGTACCTGTCCGTGCCGTGCGATTCCATGAACTTTTCCCTGCGGTCGAATTCTTCCTGTACCGCATTCCATGTCTGCTTATCTATGATCCCCTTATGGCTGTCCTTTACATAAACCTGTGCGATCTCACCGTTATTTCTGACCTGTCTCTTGGTAAGGAAGTCTGCCGTATAGGTCTTCTGCAGAAGTGCATCACCCATGTGCTTTTCCTGTTTTAGAATCCCTGTGACCGTGCTTGGATACCATTTTGTCTGCCCCAGACATCCCGGAACTTTCTCTTCCGTCAGTTCCTTTGCAATCTGTGCCGGATTGATTCCGATAAGGAAGTCCCTGTATATCCTTCTCACTGTCTTTGCCTGTTCCTTATTGATGACAAGCTTCCCGTTCTCATCCTTATCGTATCCGAGGAACTTGAATGTGTTGAGATGCATCTCACCGTTCTTGAATTTCGTGCGGATGCCCCATTTACAGTTTTCTGAAATGTTTCTCGATTCATCCTGTGCAAGGGAGCTTAAGATGGTGAACAGAAGCTCTCCCGTGGAATCCAGCGTGTTGATGTTTTCCTTCTCAAATATGATGCCGATCCCCAAGTTCTTTAATTTTCTGGAATATGCCAGGCAGTCCTGCGTGTTCCTTGCAAAACGACTGATGGATTTTGTTATGACAAGGTCTATCTTACCGTCCTCGCAGTCTGCGATCATCTTTTTGAACTGTTCCCTTTTCTTTGTATTCGTACCGGAAATTCCCTCATCTGCATAAATGCCGGCCATTTCATAATTCTCATGCTCGTTGATATATTTTGTATAATACTCGACCTGTGCCTCAAAACTATGGAGCTGGTCTTCCTGATCCGTTGACACACGGCAGTAGGCTGCCACCCTTATCTTCTTTTCCTGTACCGCCTTATGCCCTGTCCGCACCTTTTGGCTTCTTGCTGGTATAACTGTAACGCTTCTTGCCATTCTTATCATCCTTTCTCTGAATATAAATATCTTTTTTGATTTCTCCCCATCCCTTTATAATGGTATCCGGAACCCTTGTCCCATCACAGAAGTCTTTCCCCTTCCGCTTTCTCCCGTTGCATACCCATATGACCTTATGGTTTTTGGTGTTTACATGCCTCACGAGTCTGCTTCCGCATAATCCGCAGAAGATCTTCTCCCTGTACGGATACTCTGTTTCCGTATTTTCAGGAATCGGCTCCGGCTCTTTCTTCTTATGCCTTCTTTTCCATGAAGCTTCTTTCAGATAGGTAAATTCCTTTTTTCCCTTATCTGTCTGTTTTTCCCCTATATACATATTTTCATCAAAATGCCATGCCCCTCGCAAGACTCCGTCCGGAATGTTTATCCCCTCGCAGAAAGACTTCCCATACCGCTTTGTACCGCTGCATCCCCAGTTCAGCCTGTTGCCGTTACTGTAGATCCTTTTGTAAAGCGGGTGTCCGCATCTGGCACAATAGATCCTGTTCATGTATGGATAATTTTCTTCCGTGAATTCTTCGATCACTGAGCCTTCCGCAAGATAATCCCGCTTTGCTTCCAGTGCGTCCTGTGCTCTCTGCCAGAGTTTTGGGGAAACAATGGCTTCATGGTCATCCTCGATGTACCAGGCATCTACTTCTCCCCTGTTTCTGACCAGTTTTCTTTCTTCATTTACAAAATACTTATGCATGATATAATCGCCTTTATAGATTTCATTTTCCAAAATACGAAGCACCGTGCTATCAAGCCATTTTGCACCACCCACCGTTTTTACATTATTTTCGTTCAGGTAGCGCTTAATAGCTGCAAGAGTATATCCCTGTGCTGCCATATCATAGATTTTTCTTACCCATACCGCTTCCTCTTCATCTGCAATATAGACTCCCCGCTCATCCTTCTTAAATCCGAAAGACCGCTCAAGGTACTGCACGGGAATCCCTGCCTCGTACTTTCTCTGGTACACCATCTTTGCACCAACGCTTCCGCTCTCGCTTTCTGCCTGTGCAAATGCAGCAAGGATCGTAAGCATAAGCTCGCCTTCCCCTGACAGGGTATTGATATTCTGGAGTTCAAAAAAAACACCAACATTCAGTTCTTTCAGCTTTCGTGTAGCTTCCAGAACGATTGAGGTGTTTCTTGCGAACCGTGATACGGATTTTGTTAATATAAGGTCTATTTTTCCCTTACGGGCATCTGCTAACATCTTCTGCAGACCGGGACGTTTTTCCTTGAATCCTGATATGGCAAAGTCACTGTAAACTCCGGCATACTCGTAATCAGGATTACTGGTAATGACTTCTTTATAATGCCTGATCTGGTTTTCCAATGAATTTTCCTGTTCATCCGCATCCGTTGAGACACGGCAGTAGGCGCATACCTTAAGTTTTTGCTTCTGTCTGCTGTTTCCTTCCCTTATCTGAATCTCCAAATTCTGCCACTCCTTTCTCTTTGGGTAGTCTATATATCACTCTGAAAGCCAATAATAGCAAGTACAATCTGCGATACCTTTCACCTTTCTTTCCTTGGCATAAATGGAAAAAAATACGGCTGACAGCCATTACTGACCATCAGCCATATCCTTATTTCAGGAGTTCATTAACCCTTTTCTGTACTGCGGAATAATCATATCCGGCAGAAGTGATCCTTTTCTTTCTGTCAGAACCATTTCCCCAGTCACCATGAATAACTTCCCTTGCGATCTCATCCACGGATTTCCTGGATGGGGAAAGTTTCTTATTCACGATACTCTGGACTGCAGAATAGTCATACCCCGCCTGTGAGAGCAGTTTCTGTCTTTCCGCACCATTCCCCCACTTTCCGGCAATCACCTCGGATGCGATCTCCTCATTGGACTTCTTCACCGGAGCGGGTGTACTGCTTCCCTTGGCATAACCGTTCAGCCCGGCTGCCTTGATCTTTGCAGGGAAATCCACATAGCAGTAATCCTGATCACAGGACTGCCCATTGATCTTGTTGCTCCGGATAAGGTTTGTCTCCCCTCCGAACTGCCAGATCTGTGTCTCTGCACCGCTTGCCGGGGCCGGCTTGCTCTTACCCCATCTTGCAACCCAGTGGCTGTAGCGGATAAGCTCCCCGTCATTCATCTCGCTGTTGAAGAATGACTCGGACGAATAGATGCCGACCCAGTATCCGGCAGCTTCTACTGCAGAACAGAATGCCTTTACGATCTGTGTCAGTGTATTTCTGTCATTCTTGGTGATCATGCTGCCTTCCACATCATAAAAGACAGGATACTCATATCTCTTTCCCTTAAGCAGTGAAAGGAAGTATTCTGCCTCCTTCTTGGCATCTGCCACGCTTCTGGCATTTCCATAGAAATATGCGCCCTTTGGAAGTCCGCATTCCTCACATTTCTTATAGTTTGATTCAAACTGGCTGTCCTTATAAAGTCCGGCATCAGCACCTCCGGCTTTGATGACTGCGAACTCCACGCCTTCCTTGCTCTTAGCCCTTGCAAAGTCAAAACTGCCCTGCCAGTGGCTTACATCGATTCCAAATTTCTGACTCATAATATGATCCTCCAATTCTCTGTAATAAAAGAGGGAAGGAGCTACCCTTCCCCGTTGTCTTTGTCTTCTTCTGACCTGTCATGAAGCTGTTCCAGCACGGCTTTGATCTTTGCCGGAACCGGAAGTCCCAGATGGGATGCATTCTCCAAAAGGGAGATTCCTTCATTTGAGATGTAGAAGAAAATGGCTGCCGTCCTTAAAACGCTCCCCGTTCCGATGACATATACATCAAGAATGTTTGCAATGCCGACCATAAGGAAAATCAGCACCTTACGGCAGATTCCCTTAAAACCAACTGCGCTGGACAGCTTCTGGTCACTGATTGCACACATAACTCCCGTGATGTAGTCGATGACCACAAATGCGAGCAGTGCAAAGAGCAGGCCGTCACATCCTCCAAGAAAGTATCCAAGCCATCCTCCGATTGCCGTGAATACAAACTGTACTGCGTTCCAGAATTCCTTCATTGTCTTGTCCTCCTTTGATTTTTTGTATGAAAAAAGCAGCTACCCGTAATGGATAACTGCCTGATTCCAAAAAGTATTTTATTGTTCCTGTAAAATATAAGTGATCTTCATTGTCTTATCTGCCGTCTTTGTAATTGGGGCATCAAGGTTATTGATGGTTGCCAGATAATTACACATCATGTACCACCCGGACGTTGACCATGTGCCATAATCACAAAAATAGATGAGTGGTTCATTTCTTACAGGAGTCACGCTCATCGTATAACTGGAATTAAACAATGTCTGTGTCTCCGGTGGCATGATCTCATCCGTTGCCAGATTCGCAATCAGAAGCTGTTCATAACTGTATTCGTAATAAACCCGTCCGTTAATCACGAACTTCGGCACGCCATTGATGTTGGTCACATTGGTCCGCTTCAGCTTTACAACATTTGCCGGATTCGTGATCTGGATTTTATACACATCATACGGGGCATCATATCCCCTCAGCAGAAGATAGCCTTCGGTAACGAACATTCCCCAGTTCCCTTCCGTCCTGAGATATTTATCCGTGGTGTTTGCTATTTCATACTGCTTGATTTTCCAAGTGTCCACTTTTATTTCCGTTATAAGAAACTTGCCCTCTGGGGCAGTCCTGCTGTTGCTGCTCGTGCAGATATACAGACAATCATTTGACGGATCATAATTATATGACCAGTAGCCAATCTGCAGTTCCGAAGACAGTTCTGCCAGTTCGATTTCTTCGATAAGCGGTTTCGTGGTGTAAATATTATCAAGAATAGATACCGTCTTTAAAAATGCACGTCTTTTTGTGATGTGGATATGGTTCTTATCTGCCACCTTGAAATAATACACACAGTCCTTTGCCCTATCGATTAGGAATATCAGCTCTGTTTTTCCAATCGTCATACCGGAATATCTGCTGCTCGTGCTTGCCCCTGTCCTGTCAGGGTACACATACTGAAGATTGTCTTCTGCAATGGACTGCATCAGTAAATTATCCCTGATTGGACTGGTATTTTTACTGCCGTATGATGTAAGTCCACCATTTTTATGTGTAAGACAGATGCTGGCAATCGTGCCGTTCGCCTGACTGGTTGCAAAATCATATACATATTTCACATACCTGTCTTTCAGATTTACTTCCGATTCTGTCTGGTTGAATCCGCCACGGAAGGTATTCTTTGTGTTGTTCTGCATTCCATGTGAAGCACAGCCGACAAGGTTTGCATCTGCCGGGGGATAATATTCATCCGCATTCTCCGGTATCTCCCTGTCGAAGCACAGGATGCCTCCGAGCAGTTTTTCATAATACGGCACGAATTCATTCAAAAACCTGTTCGGTCTCTTGGAAAGTCCAAGCGGTTTCAGGATGTCCCTTAGTGCATTGGTGACCATATTGCTGTTCTGGTAGGTTTCCACCTCACCTGTGTTTACATCAGTAAGTTCTATTCTTGTTGTTCCCTTGAGCATCGTCATCATCTCCATTTCTATAATTCATGATAAAGGATGTAAGCGTTGCATCGCCCGCAAGCCAGAAACGGAAGGTTATCGTCTTTGCTTCCAGCAGTCCGGCATACAATTCATCCAGCTCCATTGTGAGAAAATCCGCCATCGGGGTTTCACCCGTAAAGGTCTCCCCGTCATAACTGTACTGTACCGTGATCTCTCCCTCATATTCTGCATTCAGTGCCTTGATTCCAAGAACCGTGCCGTCCGAAAGATCCGCCGTGCATTCAATATACTGTTTTGGCGGTGTTCCCGTAATCACGGCATTCAGCGGAAATGCCCTGCTGTCACTCCAGCTTAATACGGAAGGAAGCGTCAGCCCTTTTATCAGATCCCACTCCGGCATCTTTGCAAATCCATGTTTCTTAAACAAAAGTGCATTGACCTCTGTTTCTTCCAGTCCGACAAGTACATCTGCTGTTTCTGACAGCTCCTCATTTATGATCTGGTTCTCCACCGTATACAGTTTTCCGTCCCCGTCTTTTATCAGGAGTTTAAACGGGACCAACAGGTCAATCGGTGTGTATTTCACTTCAAAGGTCTTACTGTCCGCATAATACTGGAAAGTAATATCCGGGGAAGCTGTATCGGGCTTTGTGAAAGTATAGTTCTTGTCTGCACTAAAACCGAAACCTCCATCATAACACTGGACAGGAACAGAAATCATATGAAGGGAAATATCTCCCGTGTCCCAGAACAGAAGGTCATACTTTAACTGGTAGTCCGCCCCGGATGCATTGTAATGCGACCATCCTTCCCACCGTATTTTCAGAAAACGGTAATAACTGTATAAAGTCCCTTCTTCCCTGTAAAGCGATCTCATTCTGGTATCACGGTTATCCACTTTAAGGTGCGTAGCATCACTGCCGATTCCCCAGTAAGAATCACCGTGTGCATAAATGTACGGCACGGCTTTTCCGAGGAACGTGAAAAAATCCGCACCACTCACGGCAAGCGTACCGCCATCATAGCTGTTGCTGTCCTGTAACAGACAGGTCATATTGGTGACACCGGCCGAAAAAATATCATTTATATTGTCATAATTCATAGTGTAAATTCCACTCCTTTCACTCCGTCAAAGCCGGATATATCAACCGTTGTCCTTTCCAAGAAACCTTCATCCACTTCATCCGTCACGGCTTCCTGTGTCTGTTCAGTTACTGCTTTCAGTTCAAAGAACCCGTTTTCAACGGTAATGGTATCCGGGAACTTAACGGAAGTCTCTGCCGCGGTAATCACATACTGCGGACGGACTGCTGCGGTATAACCATTGACTTCCACCCCGTCCACCTTTGTGAAGTATGAAATATCGATCACGAGGTCTTCTGCATATCCGTGGTCGAGGGATTCCGGCTCTGACTTCTGTACATACCGTTTCCGCAGCATGAACCGTTCTTCCGTATTAACCGTGATATATCCGTTATAATTTGGATTTCCCCGCACGCTTGTAAGTACAAAGGTTCGGAGGATCTCCGTGATCCATGCACGGTCCGTAAATACATCCGCTTCATAGTTCTGGTCTGTGATTGGAATATTCCCGATTGTCTGTGTCAGTCCCTGTGTCTTTTTGGAAGGGAATGTTACGGATGCCGTATCCTTAAACACATCCGCCACAAACGGTACATCCGTAATGCTGATATTTCCAATATTCTCATTAATATTGATGCGTCCGTTCCAGTCTCCCAGTCCTGCTGCGAGTCCTTGACCGCTGATGGTTGCCCTGATCTGTGCCTCACCAATCTTAGCACTCCCGGATGATATCTTCAGATACATGGAAAATGTATTGGAGCTGTTCTCTATGACTTTCGATATCGGAAAAAACAATGTCACGATATGCTTCCCATACAGACAGGTCTTGGCCGGCATGAATGTATCTATGGTTTCATTATTTATCTTATAAACAATGGACAGCTCCGGCAGTTCCGTTTCTGCTGCCACGCCTTCTTCCGGCTCTCCCCCGGTATCCGGCTTTACCACCTCCAGAAGCATTTCACACTGGAATGCTGCCGTGGTTTCTTCCGTTGCAGTAAAGTCAATATCCATCACATTCATAAGGGACTGCCCAATTTCAAACGGGGCAACATTGACAAAACTGTAAATTATGGTTTTTCCGCTTTCCACAGAATTGATAAGACCTGTAATATTCTTATCATTCTTGCTCTTGGCAGATGCAAGCCTCGGATTCTTCCCTACACATTTCAGTGTCATCTTCCCGTTGATCTTACATTCGATGCTCGTAATGCAGCTTATCTTTGTTTCATCTGCATGTCCGCCTGAAAACTTCAGGATGTCCCCGACTTCCAGTGCCGGATTCCCGATGGTGGAACTGTCAAACGGTACATAATTTATCTTCTGCAGTGCTGTGAGTATCTCACGCAGTATCTTCTCCCTTACGGATTTCAGTCCGAACTGCAGTAACGGGTTGATGCCGAGGTTCATGGTAAGGGCATCATCTTTTTCCATCGCAATGTATTCTGCCGTCTGGCTGATCTGGTTTGTGGATGATACTGCCGTGTATCTTGTAACAAAGTCAGAGTAACTGCTGTCGAACCTCTCCTTCTGCTCCACGTTCCATACGGATTCATTCCCGTACCGCTTAAGGACAAGTTTTCCGTATCGGTCTATCTGGCAGAAACAGCCAAGCACCTGTGCCACATAAAAGACCAGGTCACGGAAGGTCTCTATATCATTATCCGAATATATACCGAGCGTGGTCTTACCGTTCGGAAGAGCACTGATCTCCGCAATCGTCTGTGCCATTTCCACCTTACATGCATCACACGCTGCCTTTAAGAACTGGTATGGCGTTCCGCTTGAGGATTCCAGTTTCAGGGACTTCTCAAAACGGAGCATATGGTCATAGCCTTTCAGTTCCAGTGTCCGCACCTTCCTGTTGGCTTCGGAAACTTCATAGATTCCCATCGGTATGGACTCCGTTGTCCCGTCCAGAAGTGTCAGACGGTAATAAAGCCGTACCTCGGCATCTTCCAGAGTGTAACGGTCGATCTCCGAAAACAGGCTGATTCCCATTTCTGCTGCATACACTGTTCCGAGTTCTATCTCCGTGTTACTGCAGCACTGCCATTTTATGTAGCCGGAACCCTTCACGATATCCTTTGCCGTGAATTCATGCACCTTCCCGGCTTTTGTCGTGATCGAACCGTACCACTCATATTTTCTTGTGTTCTGCCTTACGGCATTTTTGAATTTCTCTGATACTTCGATCACAGCATCTGCCTCCTACATTTCTTTCAGGGTAAAGGATACCGTCCACAGTCCCTTATAGGATGTGTCCTTTTTAAGTGCTGCCTTAAATCCCGTGATATACATTTCTGCATCTTTCAGTTCCAGTGTTTCCGTGTCAAAATATTTCACTGCGATCTTCGGCATCTTGGAATATGCCGTCAGCAGTTTAAGCCACTTCGGGGACACGTAAAAAGAGACGGAAATGTCAGCCACTCCCGTCCTTACTACATCCCTCTGTGTGGTTCCCGCCTCTGTTTCACCGCCGGAGTCCGACTCGACATCCGACAGTCCGATATCGTAGGAATCCGGCAGAGGCAGAGGCTTTTCATTAAAAACAAGATATTGTATATATGCCATTTTTATCTGCCCCCGCTTCTTAAGTTCGCCCTCTGCTGTGCCGAAACAATAACCTCATCAAGTATCGTACCGCCAAGGTACACAGGAATGACGATGTCACTGCTGTTCGGTTTGATATTCTCTATTGCAGAAGTAATTTCAGAAAGCATCCCGGAAATGCCTTCCGGCTGTGCTGCCGTTCCTGTTCCCGTCATGCTTTCCATGCTGCTGACCTCCGGGCTGACCACCATATCAGAAGATACACCGCTTACCGCCTTCTGAATCATGCCACGGCTCTTTTCGATGCCCTTAGCAAGTCCTCCCATAAAGTCCGGCATCCACGATTCATAATCCGTCAGCGGACCTTCATCCGGCACGGAGAAGTGAAGGAATGACTTGATCTTGTCTGCCACACCCTTAACGGCATCCCCGACTGCACCGATGCAGCTCTTGATTCCATTTACAATTCCCATGACCAGATCCTTGCCCCAGGTAAATGCCTGTGACGCAAGCCCCGTGATATGATTTTTCACATTGGAAAAACCTGTCTTTACTGCATTCAGGACATTTCCCATCGCACCTTTCACCGCATTTACGATTCCATTGAATACGGATGTGACCGCACCCTTGATTGCACCAAGCACCGTTGAAATGGTCGACCTGATGGTATTCCATATGGTGGTGATCGTACTCTTAATCGTATTCATGATGGTGGTAATGGAGTTCTTGACCGCAGTAAAATCCCCTGTAATCAGTCCCTTGATCCCGCTTACCACGGCACTGATGATGGTCTTGATGGCATTCCATACCGTGGAAAAAATCGTCTTTATTGCATTCAGTACAGTAGTAATGACTGTTTTTATCGTATTCCATACCGTTGTAATGACAGTCTGGATAATGGTCAGGACTGTCTGAATAATCGTTTTGTAGATATTGAAATACGTTGTCACCAGTGTTTTTATCACATTAAAAACTGTAGTAAAGACACCCTTGATGGCTTCCCAGATGGTTGTGATAACCGTCTTTATCACATTGAAAACCGTCTGGATGATGGTCTTATACAGATTGAAATAAGTCGTTACCAGGGTCTTTATCACTTCAAACACAGTCGAGAAGATAGTCTTGATGGCTTCCCACACCTGTGAGAAGAATTCCTTGATTGCATTCCATACCGTAATTGCAACCTGTTTTACGTTCTCCCAGAGGTCGATCCAGAACTGGCGGAATCCGTCACAGTTATTCCAGAGATAAATAAAAGCAGCCACAAGAGCTGCAATGGCTGCGATAATAAGTACGATTGGATTTGCGAGCATCGTTGTATTCAGTGCTGCAAAAGCCCCCTTCACCGTATTTATGACTCCGGCAATCTTCGGTACAACCATCATGATCGTACCGACTGCAGATATGACCTTTCCGATCACGATAAGCACGGGACCAAGTGCTGCCGCCAGAAGGGCTATCGTAACGACCGTCTTCTTCGTACCCTCACTCAGCCCATTTAACCAGTCCACGAATTTCTGCACCCAGCCCACGATCTGTTTGATGGCCGGCATCAGAAGTTCCCCAAAAGATATCGCCAGACCTTCCAGTGCGGATTTTAAGATAGTGATCTGTCCCTGTAAGTTATCAAGCTGTGTATCTGCCATCTGCTGTGCAGCACCACCGCTGGCGGTGATCTTCTGCTGGAGGTCATCCCATGTGCTTCCTGTATTGGCAAGCAGTGCATTTACGGAAGACAGGTCCGTCTTGTTAAAGATCGTGCCGATGATGTTGGACTTCTCCGCTGATGTCATTCCATCCATGCTCTTATTCAGGTCACCAAGGATATCATTCATTGACCGCATGTTTCCTTCGGAATCATATACGGAAACGCCCAGTGCTTCCATCTGGGCGGCTGCTTTATCCGTAGGATTCTGCAGTGACAGGATAATGTTACGCAGATGCGTACCGCCTTCTGCCCCCTTGATACCATTATTGGCAAGGATTCCAAGTGCGGTATTGAGTTCTGCCGTACCGCCCTTGATGGATTTGGCTGTCGCACCAATGGTTAGGATTCCCTCGCCCAGCTGTGCAACCGATGTATTCGTGGTAGATGCGGTCTTTGCCATCTGATCAACCATCGTTTCTGCCTCGTCCACGCCCATGCCAAGTGCGGACATTGCATCCGTTACCATGTCGGAAGCATCCGCAAGGGCAATATCCCCAGCGGCTGCCAGGTTAAGTACGGTCGGCAGTGTATTACACATCTGCTCCGTGTCATATCCGGCAAGAGCCAGATAATTTAATGCCTCGGCACACTCGGATGCGGAAAAAGCCGTCTCTGCCCCCATCTTCTTTGCCAGCTTGGAAAGGGTATCCATAGTATTTACGGACTGCCCGTTTACCTTTGACATGGAATCTTTTGTGATTCCCATGGTTGCCTGTACCTGTGACATGGAAGATTCAAAGTTTGCTGCCGTTGTTACGGATGCCGTACCAAGTGCAGTCACCCCGGCTGTTACCGGGAGGAGTTTCTGTCCGGCAGAGGAAATGTTATCACCGACCGTCTTAAATTTTTCGCCTGTTGCTGCGATCTTCTGCACTGCCGTTGCGGACTGGTTCGCCTGTATTTCCAGATTCTTTAAGTCCTGCTCTGTTTCCACGATTTCCCTCTGAAGGGCATCGTACTGCTCCTTTGAGATCTCGCCATTGGCAAGTGCCGTATTTGCCTGTTCTGCTGCGGTCTTTAAGGTAGCCAGCTTCTCTTTTGTTTCACTGACCGCTTCCGCAAGCAGTTTATGCTTCTGTGCCAGAAGCTCCGTATTTCCCGGATCCAGTTTCAACAGCTTGTTCACATCCTTAAGCTGTGACTGAGTGGACTTGATCTGTCCGTTCACGCCTTTCAGGGCGTTCTGCAGTTTTGTTGTATCGCCACCAATTTCAACGGTAATACCCTGAATACGGCTTGCCATGCCTCTCACCTCCTCCTAAAAATGGGTACAAAAAAAGGAGCATCTCTGCTCCGTAACAAAAGAAAAACACCTGCCATTTCTGACAGATGTTCTATGTAATATTATGAATTTATTTAAGCCGCAAACTGAAAGTTGTCACTTTCCTGTACTTATAATTTTTCATCAAAGTGGTTGCATCATCTCAAGAATGATTCCATCCGGATCTCTGAAGTAAAAAGCTCTGCTTTCCCCAAATCCATCTGCCCTAAAGTCGAAATACTGCGGTTCAGACAAGCACTCCACATGATTTTCAGTAAGGGTTTTGTAAACAGAATCAATGTCATCCGTGTAAAAGCATACCTCTGAGATAGATGTCGTAAACAAGTCTGATTGTTCTTTATGGATTTTGCTGTCTACAAACTGAATCAATTCAATCGGTGGTGCTTCAAGAGCCTTCGAACCATTCAAATATGCAACCCTTGCTTTACATTTTTCCTTGCGGAACATTTTATCTGTCTCTTCGCCTTCCATAAAGATTTCACCCTGAAATTTAAGCCCAAGAATATCTCTGTAGAAAGCAATCGAGCGATCCAAATCAGAAACGGTTAATCCAACGTGATAAATTCTTCCAACCATATATATTCCTCCTACAATTTCTTTATTTCATCAATTTGTAACTGAGAATGTCCCAGTCGTTTTCTGCTGATAAGTATAACAGAAAACGACTGTGTTCTCAATCAGAAACGGTCGAAGTCCTCTTGTGTTGCAAGCTCGGCATACTTATAGTCATCGTTCCGGCTCTCACTGTACATATCGTTGATGAGTCCTATTGACAGCATTTCAAGGTCTGCCATCGACAGTCCTAACTGTACGCATCGCAGCAGAAACAGGGGGGTTGTCATTTCACGCTCTGTTGGACGAAGTTTTTTTTAGCTTCTACATCCGTTTTTATATTCAGCCCCCAAAGCTCGATAAGCTGTGGCAGAACCTGATAAATTGAAAATGTATTGAAATTATCAAGCCACTCCTCTGGTGTATCCGGGATGGACGGGTCTGCATGCTTTGCCATAATAAAAGCAATGTTCTCAAACATCTCAAGGGAAAACATATCAAGGTTTGATGATTCCTCTTTTCCGTCACCGATGCTCTTTTCAAGTAATGCCAGGTCTTTATAAATATCCCTCTGGAATTTTAATCTGTAGATTCTCGGGATGGCTGCACTCGCCTTGAATGCAACCATCTGTCCGTCAATTTCTATATCCTTTCTGATACCCATGTCTTAGTCCTCCTTATGATACACTCTTGGTTGATTTTGCTGACTGCTGCTCTGCCGTGGAAGCTGCCGGAAGATACACGCTCTTATACCAGTTATTGTAAACAGTCTCAGTTGTGGAATCTCCCGTTTTTGCCTTGACATATCCGTCTGCCATAGGTCTTGCCTTGATGGTCAGTGTTTCCGTCTGTACTTCCTTATCTTCCTCATTCGTCTTTGACTCAATGGTCGGACGGGATGCGGAACAGTTATAAAGCACATGGCGGATCTTGCGGATATCCCCGTCAAATTCAAACAGGAGTGCAAAACTGCCTGTCTCGGAATTTGCATTCTCCACAAGCACCTTATTGGCATCCTGCTCCTCTTTTAAGATATCTGTGCGGAATGATTCAGGGATCATTGCAAGTTCAAGGTCACCATCGTATCCATGGTTGTTATTGATCACGTAATATTCAATGCCGTCCGCATAAAA